TAACAAGTTGCTTTAAGTTAAATACTCCCTTTAGTATATTACCCGCAAAGTTTGCAAGCAAACCAGTCAACATGATAATAGGTCCAGATATTGCAACAAATCCTGCTAATACTCCTAATACTAATTTTACTGGTCCTGGCAAACCACCAAAAGCTTTAGCAACTCCATTAGCAAATTTAAGTACATCTGTACCAATCTTCATAATCATTTGACCCACTGGATACAAATCTGCTTTAAATGTATTAAGAGCAATTTGCCATTGTGCTGATGGAGAAGATGTTGCTTGTTTCATTTCTTGATTTGCAAGATCTGATAATTGTGAAGATGTAGCACCCGCAACTTTAATAGCATTTGCAGTTTGAGAACCGACTTTATTAAAATTTTCTAAAAGTGCAGAAATTCTTGAGAATTGATATTTACCAAATAACTTTTCAATTAATTGTTCTCTTACAAGTGGGCTTAAGTTTTTAAGTCCCGCTTGAAGTTGTTCAATCATTTGAACTGGACCACCCGCATTTTTAATTGCACTTAGATTAATTCCAAATTGTGCAAACTCTGTTGTGGCTGCTTTTGTTGGAGCAATAATAGATGCAAAAGCAGATTTTAATGCGTTTGCAGATTGTGCTGCTGGAACGCCAGCTTCTTTCATAGCAAGAATCATAACAGCTGTATCTCTGTAGCTTCCACCCAATTGATCAATAATTGGACCAACTCTTGATTCTGAAGAAACTAAATCATTCATTGAAAGAGATGTTTGCTTCTGAATAGAAGCAAAATAGTTAACAGCATCACTTAGTTGATTTGTATTTAACTTGTAAACATTTTGAAGAGCAATAACAGCATTAGTTGCAGTTTGTTGATCAAGATTTCCAAGCTTTGCAAGTCTTACTGTTTGTTCTGTTGCTGTAGTAAGCTGTGTACCCATTTTGCCCATAGCAGCAAATGATGATGCTACTTGAACTGTAAACTCTTGAGATATACCTGTTGTTTGTGCTAAGCTTCTACCTAGATTTAAAACATCTTGAGAAATTTTATTAATTTGATCTTGACTTGGAGGAGTTAATCCCTCACCATATACTTTTTGAAGTTGCGTCAAAGCAGTATTGGTAGCTTCAAAAGCTTTAACTGCTTGACTACCAAATATAACCATCGGCACTCCAAGACCAACAGTTAATTGACGACCCGCCCATTGTGTATTTTTACCAAAGTTAATCAGAGATTGTGAACCTTTTTGAACTGCCAAAGCATAAATATTTGCTTCATTTGCAGCAATTTTTGTAGCATTTGCAGCAGCATCAATTGTAGTTGGAGTAAATACAGAATAAAAACCCTGTTTTGTGGGGTCTGCCATTATTACAGAATTTTGTAATTTAGTTTGTTCTAAAGCTAGTTGTTTTACAGAGTTTGTTGCTGCACCAGATTTTCCTGTAACAATCTGATAATATTGTGCTAAACTTAATTTACCACTTTCAAGAGCATGTCCAAATTTTGTTGTTTCAGAAGTTAATTGAACAGTTTGTTTTGTAAATGCATTACTTGCAGTCAAAGCATTACTAAAATCATTTGTTGCAGATTTTAAACTACTTGATAGTTGTGGTGATATGGAACCTATTCCAAGACTTGAATTTAGTGCAGCGACTTGTGCTTGTAATGCTTTTATTTGTGCATTTACAGCTGAAAAGTCACCTAGTGCAACTATATTAAGCTCTATATTAGCCAATTAATTTGCACCCCCCATTTTATTCTTGAACCATAAATCCAAGTCCTTCATTAATTCCAAAACCTTCTTTTGAAGCAACATTTGAAAATTTCAAAGCAGAAATATCTTCTACTTCTTTTTCATCTTCAAGGTCTATACCTTGTAATGAAGCTGCAAACTTTTTATCTTCGTAATCTTTCTTTCTTGAAGCATCTAAAACTGCTGTCAATTCCTCAAGGGAAAGATTTGATTCTAACTCGTCAAAGTTTTTCCAATGACCGAGTAAGAAAACTTCAGACTCTAAGGAGCGTAGGTCTAGTTCGTCCCAACTAGAGCCGCTCCCAGAAGGTTTGGGTCTGTTAACTTCAGACCTCCAACTACTTCAAGAATTTTCATCATTGTAGGGATTTCAACAATGTTTTCAAACTTATCTTTATCTTGCGACAAATCTGGTCTAATGTTTTCTAGGCATATCATAGCTGCTTCAATAAATACGTCCATAGCGGCATCTGGATTTGCATCGTCTGTTCCTTGCATGGTGTTAATTACTTCCATGAATTTTCTTAGCTGCTTAATAGGCAGTGGTTTTAGTGTGATGGACGTTCCATCACTTAGTTCAATTTCTACAATATCATATACTGTTGTTGCCAATTATAGCTCCTTTGTTTGTTAGTTAAATTATACCAAGATACTGAGGTAAAACAAATTCAAGGCCCCGACATTTCTGTCGGGGCTTGAATCTTATTAAATTGTATATTAAGTTTTGTTTAGAATGAACCGTATACACGGTCAATTACAACACCGTATTCTGCACCTGCGTATGAGGCGTTTGAATCTGGTAGGCAACGGAAGTTCACTGGGAATACTGTTGCTGCATCACGCTTCAAAGCATGCATTGTTGTATCAATTGAAACAACACGACGTGCAACATAGACACGCTCTTTATTGCGATTAACAGCAGTTGTTGTACCTGTTCCAACTGAAACTACTGGTGTTAGACCTGTTGTTGCTGGATCATTGAATGCTGCTGATGTACCAATTTGTGCTGGAGCTTGTCCAACTGCAATAAGTACACGCTCTACTGGAGCATCACCTAGAGCACCAGCTGCCATGTTCAATGTAGCTGCAGGAGTATCAGGAGTGCTGTTAACTGCAGAATCATTATTAAGCAATGTTGGAACGTTAACTACTGAGTTAGTAGAGTTCGCAACATAAACGTTATCCATTTGACCCCATGAGAACTGTAGGTTTTCAAGAGTTGCTTCTGTAAGCTCTGTCTTAAGCATGATCTTAAGTGTTTGCTTAAAAATACGAGCTGCATCCAAAAGCTGATCAACCATTACTTCACCATATGTTGGTTCATATGAAACTTCAAGACCTGTACTTGTATATCCAACTTCACGGTAAAGACTGGAATTCAAAAGACCAGTACGTGCTGATGTGTCTGTAGGCAAAAGAGCTGAAAGATCTGATTGTGTTGTGGTTGGGCGACCATTATTGTTTGAGCTGTTTCCAACTGATGTGAACAACGATGCTGCACCAACAATTACGTTTTTAGTATTTGTAGCCATTTATTTATTTCACCACCTTATTTATTTTAGAATAAAACAAGATGACAACTTGCTTCCTCATACAAAAGCATAGCACCTATCTTAAATAATTCAAATTTTAGATATATTTGCCAGTATTGGTGGTAGTTCCTTCATCCACTTCACGGGTATAAGTATAAATAAATGAAAAATCTCCACTCATAAAACCACCTTCATCAATAAATGGTTGAATTGGACTTGCAGATTCTAACCTAAAATAAAGAAATTTAAATGGACTTTCAGCATTTGCAGCCACGACATTGATATCAGAAGCAGATAGTTCATATCTTCTAAATAGGTCTGTTAGGAAATTTGAAATGGTTATAATTTCAGAGTTATTTCTTGATATAATTTGCATAATCATGGTTTCTTCTGAAATCCACCATTGAACCCCATAATTTTTTTGCACTATGTCATATGTTATGTATGTCTTGCCTGGAAGCAAATTATTAAATTCTGGGACTTGCTGAGAGGGAATAATAGGTACTAGTGGTGTATTAAAACCATCTGCAATATAGTCATTTGAATTTAATATCCCAGCACTTTGTAATTGTGCCCATATAGCATTTCTAACATCAAATGCTGCTATTCTTGAGTAATCTACCGTCATTTAATTATGTCCCCCGTATCTATTTCATTTGCAATATTTGTTACAGCTGCTTGAACTTCAGAAATTCCCGCATTACTTGAACTCAAAACCTTTGACACATCATTAGCTATTCTCTCATACAATCCAGATGAATCCATAATTAGATTTCCATTTTTTGTATACCATTCAAGCAAATATGAAGCGAAAGCATTTTTTGTTTGTAGTCCGCCTGGGTGCAGTATATTTACCTGTGTTCCTGGTGCGATAAATGCAATTCCTGATGACCCTACAATAGCAAGAACTCTTTGTGCATTAAATGAAACTGGAGTTCCAGCTTCCATAACTGCTGCTTTATTTGCAAAAACACTTCTTTTAGATACAGACTTTCCAGTTTTTCCTGGTGTTAATAATGATGGATCAATTGGTACTGGCATTCTAGATGGTAAAAATTTTGTAGATATTATTAAGCTTCCACTAAGAATTGAATCTCTTTCTAGTATAAAAAGTCTTGAATTTGATTTTCCTATGCCACCCCATTCATATACGTGATGCATTTTTTTAGGATTTAGTCTTGAATAATTATCTATATCAATCATGAATCTTTTGCCAGTTATTATGAATATTGCTCTAGATATCTCATCTAATACTTTAGGCTTAGTTAATTCTTCTATACCTGCAACCAGTCCATCTAAGTCTTTTACAAGCTGTCTGGTATCAATCTCAAGCTTGACTGTCATCTTGCAACTCAGTTCTTAGAAGAACGGCTTCATAATAAGCAATTCTTCCAAATGGGTCTAATATGGCGTGAGAAGCAGTCACTTCAAACTTGGTATCGGGTTGATTAATTTTATCAATTTCAATAAAAATTGGATTATTATCACTTGATCTAATATTCTCAATACGCCAACGCTTACTCATAAGCTCAAAACAATACATCTTTAATTGCATTTTTTCATCATAATTAAGGTCAGATGTTTTTGCAAAAGACTTATTATCAGTTCTTGTTGAAGCACCTTTCATTTTAACGGGCTCAATTTTACATTGAATTGTTTTGTCATATACCCATTGACGAGTAATTGCTCCAGTATTTTCATCTTGAACATTTTGCTGAGTAAATACATCAGCAGACATATTCATAACTGAGCCAATAAAAGAATTTGATAGGTTTTTATTAAACATTAGATTATAACAATATTTGCTTTACGGTACTGGTCAAGAATATTATCTACTGTAATATTACCTGTACCATTGAAAGCACCGCCAGCCATATTGAATGAAATTTCACTCAAGTTTACCTGAGACAAATACTTGTTCCTCCAGTTATAGTCATTTGAAAGAATATCGTTTATTAATAGCATTGACGCAAGCTTAATATCTTCTGGAACATACTTGTAGCCAATTTGACCTACAAATCGGTATAGATAATTGTCTCTGAAACGACCATATTCATAAATTTCTGGGTCCATTTCATTGTTCCATCCATCCTGCCAGCCTGGAAACCATATGCGAATTTGATAGCCTGATGGGCTAATTTCTGTATTATATCCAAAAGTATCATATATTGGATTTTGTGTTTTATCATAAACCAAGATTTCATTTTCATAAATCTGGTCTAAAGACAACATTTTTTCTGTAAGTTGAATTGTATTAGCACCAATTCCATAAATTTCTTGACCACCATAATAAGTATAAAATTTAATACCAGTATAGCCTTCTATAATGGTTCTGGCAACCTTTTCTGCACTTACTATGCTTTTAGGATCAACATAATTTGGATAACTTGGCTCGGAACCAAATTGAAGAAAATCTATTGTTTCTGAAACTGTGGCATAGGGGGTTTCAATCTGATAATAATCTGTTTGTACTACAGGCAAGCCATTTATTGAATAACTCCAACAAATCTCTAGAACCTGATTTATGTTTGTTATCGCAGATGTTAGCAAAAAAGAATATACGCCAGAAGGTGACTCATCGTAAGCATTTAAACCCGAAAACCCAGTTAGTGGCGAATTATCGTTATCAGCATTATATATTGATAAAGTAGGCAAAGAATCTGCCTGACTTAAAATTCCATCACTGTATACTTGTAGATAAATCTTTTCCTGACTATTTGTGTTGATTGTTTGCAATCAGAGCACCCCCTATTTATTTTTTTTAAGCGTAGAACTCTTGAGCTTCACGTGGAGTAGCAAGACGAAAACCAGACTCTGAATCAAAAATCTTTTGAGCTTCTGTTTCCGACATAGCCATAAATGGATGCTCTTGCGTAAATCTATAATTGTTTGTCTCGTATGAATGATTATTTCTTTCCATTTTTACAAGAACCTGATCTGTTGTTTTCATAATTTTCTTTTCTCTTTTTTTCTTTTCGCTCTCTGGAACTTCAATATCTTGCTTTTCAGCATTATCAAACTTAGCATACATTTGCCAAGAAATGCCCTCTTCTTCAAGAGCAGCAATGATTTCTGGTTTTGTTTTAAATTCACTGGTATCAATACCAAATGAATCTGCAGCTTTTCTTAATTCTGTAATCTTTAGATCTGTAAATGACATTTGACTTCCTCTCGTCATTGTTAATTATATCATTAAATGGCTAAGGGAGCTACCGAAGTAACTCCCCGCCTTGCAACTAATTAAAAATTAGTATGTCTCGCCGTTCAATCCACCTGTAACGTTTGAACCATTGTATGCTGATCCAAATGATGGAGATGACATTACTGAACCTGCAACTGCAATGTTCTTAACAATGACGTGAGCGTCATAGTTTTCCATTACGCAACCAACACGAATGAATAGTGTGTATTCAATTGTGTCCTTCTTTGGCTGGAACAAACGATAGACTGTTACGTCACGCTTGATACCAATGATGAAGTTCTGTGGGAATGTCAAGTGGACATCACCTGTGTTAGCTGATCCGTTATAAGTCTGGGTCTCGTTAATCAACGGAACGTTGATAACTGGAATTCCAAACGCAAAAGGAGTTACGGAACCTGGACCACCATCGTTAGCAGCGACATCACCACGAATGATACCTGAAGCGATATCAAATGGGTTGCCGTTACCAGCGTTAGCTGTTAG